TGATGGCACGGAAGTAAGAGATTTATTACATGTTGAAGATATGGCAGATGGTTTTATCTTTGTAGCAGAAAATAACGATACATATGATATTTTCAATGTATGTTATGGAGAAGGGTTTACAGTAAACGAAACACTTGCAACGATTAAAGAATTAGATGGTAATACAAATCCAATCGAATTTGTAAATAATAAAGCACCAATGATTCCCATTAGATTGTTATCTTCAAAAAAGATTAATGATTTAGGATGGAAACCAAAGAGAAACTTAAAAGAAGCTTTGAAAGAAACAATTGAGTGGTATAAAGCAAATAAGCATTTATATAATCCAAATTCAAAACCATAGTGGGGGATAACAAAGATATATTAAAAAAATATGTTTGTGAAATGCCATTCATGTATAGTGATGTACAATGGTTGTCACAGTTTGTATGTTGTCCATCTTGGGCCCCACAAACAATTAGAGTTCATGAGGATGGTAGAGAGAAGTGGGCCCCAATAGACGAAACAGATGATGTTATGAGAAACTGGACATCACCTCAGGCACAAGATATTCGTAAATCAGTATTAGATGGCAGCTACAAATATTGTAATCATACAATATGTCCTAGATTAAATGAATTAATAAACACAGGTAGAAAACCATATCTATTTAGAGAAATAGATGAGTTTAGAGAGGTTTACAATATTCATACAGAAGAAGATATCATAAATTATAAAACACCTCCTGAAGAGATTCTATTTGGATTTGATAGAAGTTGTAATTTAAAATGTCCATCCTGCAGAGTTAATTTAATTCCTAACGATGATTTTGAATCTCAAGAACATAAAGCTAAAATACATTTACTGAAATCAATAGAAGATAATTTTGGAAGTGGATTAAAGCGTATTATGGTAACAGGAAGTGGTGACCCATTTTATTCTAAGATTTATAGAGATTATCTTATAAATTTTGATATAAATAAATATCCCAAGCTTGAACAATTGCAAATAATTACAAATGGTAATTTATTAGATGAAAAGTTATGGAAACAAATGAAAGCTACACCATATATTAAAGTAATAGAAATTAGTATTGACGCATCTACTAAAGATACTTATGAAAACAAAACCAGATTAAATGGCAATTGGGATAGACTAATAAATAACTTAACATTTTTAGCAACTCAAGGAAATATAATCGAAGAATTTGTTTGTTCAATGGTTGTTAGTAAACAAAACTATAAAGAAATGTATATGTTCTATGAATTAATAACAAACATATTTAAAAATTCAAATTTTAAGTGGGGATTATCTATTAATTATAGACAGATAGTAGATTGGGGAACATATTCACCAGAAGATTTAAAAGAATTACAAGTTTTTAACGAAGAACATATTTTATTTAAAGAATTTTTAGAAGAATTAAAACAAATACATAATTTAAAATATGTAAATCACAATTTTCATCACTTAATTAATTAATTATGAGTACACCCCAATTTTCACCATATAAGGATGAATTAACAAAGGCAATGACATTTCTTGCCGAAAAAGATAATACAATTTTTATAGGACAACAAATTGTCTATGCAGGAAATCCAATGAGTACAACTTTGGGAAATGTTCCTAAAGAAAAAATGATTGAAGTTCCCGTTATGGAAGAAACACAAATGGGTATGAGTTTGGGATTAGCAATGACCGGAAATACTGTAATTACATTCTACCCTAGATGGGATTTCTTAGTATCAGCAGCAAACCAATTAATAAATCATTTAGACAAATTTGAACATATGACTGATAAAAAGGTTAATGTTATTATTAGAGTTGGTGTTGGTAGTAAAGACCCATTGGACCCGGGCATCCAACATAGAAATGACTATACACAAGAATTTAAATCTATATTACAATTTACAAAAGTACATGAATTAAAAAATCCTGAAGATATTTATGCAATATACACAAATGCATATAATGAAGGTGGTGTTCACATTATTGTAGAATGGCCAGAATTATATTATAAAAATTAAAACATATGTTAAAAAAATTACCAATCATTTCTTTTTTTGTAAAATATTATGAAAATTATAAAATGAAAAAGAAACTTAAGAAAAAACTAGAAGAACTTAAAAAAAGAGACCCATTTATTTATAAAAGTTTTTAAATGATTAGGAATATAACACTTGGATATGATGTAATGACTTACAACGGAGAACAACCAAATTGTTTAGACCCAAAATTTTTAAGTACAATACATAAAGCTTCTGATTTTTATTTTTCGGATTCTTTAGAATTTTTTATAAAAAGATGGAATGATGGGTGGGTATTATATAATAGTAATATGTATAATAACTTTGCAAAGAAAACATCAATTTATGAAATCAAACAAGATAGGAATAAAAATATAAATTATGAATGGTTTTATATTGTAGAACCATTTGGTAATCTAGAAAACTTTTTTGGTAATCATTATTTTCATAAAGAATTTTGTTTAAAAAATATTTCAAAAATTGCATTAGATGAAATAATAAATGGTAGTGGTAAATTACTTATTAATTATGTAATAGATGGTGGAACTGCATTTAAAACTGAAAATTTTATTAAATTTATTCAATTTATAAAAGAAAAGAATATACCCGATGAAAAAGTTTATTTTGTATTTGCAGATTTTAAATTAAAAGATAATTTAAAAAAACTAGGTGCAAATTATAATGTAATGGATTATAGTTACAATATGATTAGTAAAGCACAAGAGTTTTATAATACTATAAACATTCCAAACTATTCTTATTGGGGAAATGGCTCATACGAACCACAATCGGGCACAATTTCTAGAAATGTGACATCAGCAGTAACATCCACCGAATTTTTAAAAAGTATAGGAAATGACAGAAAAGACTTCCTATTATTGAATAGACATTGGAAATTACACAGATTACTTTTACTAAGTCAATTACATAAATTAGGCCTTCATAACAATTTAGTTTCTTGGGATAATAAATTTTCATACCAATTAAGAAGAGAAGATTTTTTAAATTATGATGATAATGAAGAATTTTTAAAATTAATTACGGAAACATCTTCAACATTGGATATATCCGATTTAACAAAAATAGCTGGGTTTGGGTTTGAAAATAAAGATATATATTTAAAAACATACATCAGTATAGTTACCGAATCTGTTTATTTTCAAGAAGATACAAATTTCCCTTCAGGATATTTGAGTGAAAAAATATGGAAACCAATTGGTCATTGTCAACCATTTATATTAGCAGGGCCTTCGGAGTCACTAAAACACATAAGAGAAAGATTTGGTTATAAAACATTTCATCCGTATATAGACGAAAGTTATGATGCCGAATTTGATGATTTTAAAAGGTTAGAAATGATTAAAATTGAAATTGATAAATTTTCAAAAAAATCAAAAGAAGAAAAAGACCAATTTTTAAATGACATCAAAGATATATGTGTGCACAATCAAAATTTGTTTTTAGAGTATGGATTAGGTAGTTGGAAAAACGGAAACGAAAATAATGAGATATCCAAAATCTTAAATTTTTTATATGATGGTAAAAAGAGTTTAATTTAAGATATTTATAAGTATGAATTCAGAAAATACTATGATGGGATTACCGGCAGGTTATCCATCTAAATCACAAGTTGATAAAATAGAAAAGAAAAACAAAGAAATCCGTAAAAAATCAGCTACGGATTCGGAATATGTCTACAATATTGTGGATGAAATTTCCGATGATGTAAATAATTTTATAGATGAATATTTTGACCTACCATTAAACGAATCATTACTTTTGGAAGGTGGTGCAGCTGGACACTTAGCACATCCATTTGAAGATGGTGATTTGACATTTAATGATATGAAGGAAATGATAAAGAGAGGATTGGTAGGTGGATTAGATAAAGAAGCACCTGTGACTGAAAAATTAGACGGACAAAACATAGCATTCAGTTTTAAAGATGGTAAAATTATATTTGGTAGAAATAAAGGACATGTTAGAGATGCGGGTAAAAATGCATTAGATGTAAAAGGTATAACACAACAATTTGCAGGTAGAGGTGGAATTGAAAAAGCATTTGTAGGTGCAGCTGAAGATTTACAAAGTGCAATTTCAAAATTAACACCACAACAAACTAAGAATATGTTTAAAAATGGTTCCAAATTTATGAGTTTGGAAATCATATTACCTGATACTCAAAATGTAATTCCATATGGTAAGAGTGTATTGGTAATGCATGGTACTATTGAATATGATAAAGAAGGTGAACAAATAAATCGTTCGTCAACGGATGGTGAAGAATTTGCACAAGCAGTTCAAAAAGTAGGTGCTGATAAACAAAAAACATTTGGCATCGAAGGCCCAAAAGTAATTGCATTTAGTGATGCAGAAAGTTTGAAATACGCAAAACTTGCAAAAGAATACATTTCTAATTTAAATGATGTTGCAAAACAATTTGGATTAAATAGTAATTCTAAATTGGAAGATTATCGTAATAAATGGTGGCAGAAAAAAATAGATAGTGAGAATAAAAAATCAAATCTTAAACTTTCAAATAAAGAAAAAGAAGGTTTGGTAAATAGGTGGGCAAATGGTGATAAAACTTTTGGTGTAAAATCTTTTGATGATAATACAAAATCTAATTGGTTTAGAAACTTTGAAACAAATGAATTGCAACAATCTCAAAAAGAAATGATTAAACCCGTTGAGAATACATTCCTTAAAGCAGGTGCACAAACATTAAAGAGAGTTAGTAATTTTTTATCTACAAATAGTCCAACCGCAGCTAAAGAATTGAAAAGAGATACACTTACTGCAATAAAAGCTATTAGAGATAGTAAAGACCCGGATAAAATTGCAAAACTTCAAAAAGAATTAGAAAGATTAGATACTATTGGATTGGATAATTTAGTACCATCGGAAGGTGTAGTTTTTATGTATAATGGAAACCCATATAAATACACAGGAACTTTTGCACCTATAAATCAAATACAAGGAACTTTCAAATTTGACAAACCTGCAAAAAAAGAAGATAAACCAAAGCAAAATGAAATAGCTATTTTTTCAGGCAGATTCCAACCATTCCATGCAGGACATTATAGTATCTATAAAGCATTGGTAGATAAATTTGGTAAAGATAATGTTTATATATCATCATCAAATGCAATGGACCCGGTTAAATCACCATTTCCATTTAAAGACAAAAAAATTATAATGAATAAAATGTTTGGCATTCCAACAAACAAAATCGTTAAAGTTAAAAATCCATATTCACCGGTTGAAATATTAAGTAAATTCCCAGAAGATACAAAATATGTAACTGCAGTATCTCAAAAAGACGCAGAAAGATTGGAACAAGGTGGTAACTATTTTAAAAATTATGATAAAGTACCATCTAATAAAAAGAAAGGATATGAGGATGAGGGATATTATATAATTGCACCTGAAATGCAATTAAAAGTAAATAGAAAGAATATTAGTGGTACTCAATTGAGAGCAACTTTTGGAAATGATTTATTAACTACAAAAGAAAAGAAAGATATATTCAATCAAGTTTATCCTAAGTTTGATAAGGATGTATTTGCAAATATAGTAGTTACAACCAAAAAAGCAGAAGCTGCTAGAAAATCTACGGATACAAAAAAACCAAAAGATTTAAAATCAAAATTAAAAACATTAGACCCTAAAACTAAAAAGAGAGTTGATAAAGTATTACAAACTAAAATTAAAAATCCAGATACAGGAAATACAATTTTAGTTAAATCAGCATTAAAATACGATGATGCAATGCGCGTTAAAAAACAAGCAGTTACATTGGTAAAACAGGCAATGAAAGGTTAGTATCGATTTTTTTAAGAATAATTTTGATATATATAGTATAAAGAAACAGTTATAAAAGTATAGAAATATGGCAAAAAGAAAAAGCTTTGATGAGAAATCAAAAGGAATGCACAAAACCCGTAAATTAATTATAGATACGGTATTTGGTAGAGAGGACAACAATAAAAAGTCGTTTGGTTATGAAAAAGAAGCCGAACAAAAAAGAGAAGTTGGTGAAACTTGGATAGATGCTGATGGTAAAGAATGGAGACAAGAAAAAGGATTTAAAACAGTCGTTACTGAAATGGACGATGTTAGAGATTTCTTACATAAATTAAGCCATTGTTCAACGGAAGATTGTAAAACGGTTAAATATAGTTGGGCGGATAAAAAGTTAATTAGTAAAACCGGAATGTGTGCAACTTGTTTGGCAAAATTTGAAACCCAACTAAGAGTAGATGGTACATTTCCTTTTTATGAAGATTATAAAATAACAAATAATAAACTTGGTTATGTTAGAGACTACAAAGACAAAATGGAAGAGGCGTTAAGAGGTGTAAAACAACAAATGGAAATTGTTACAGAAGATGGTAGAGTTGAAAAATGGTCATGGGAAGTGGATATTGAAAAAGTAAAAGAAGATTTGAAAAAAGATATCGATGGTGCATATGAAGCCATTGAATTATTAATAGAAAGAAAAAGATTATTAGAAGAAAAATTGGTTGAGTTAAATCATCCAGAATTAGTTAAAAAATAAAAAATATGAAAAAATTATTAAATTTAAAAAACATTGCAATAGCATTATTAATTGTAATAGTAGTTTTCCAACAATGTGGTGGAGACAAAACAAAAACAGGTGAAATTGTAAAAGTTGATGGTAAAAAGTATGAACTTATTAAACATGAAATTGATACATTCGAAATAGTTAAAACAAAAGTAGTAACTAAAAAGGGTGAAGATATCTATCATGAAACAATTAAGGAAGTAACTATCCCTGCAATTGTAGATACTCAAGCTTTATTGCAAGATTATTTTGCAAAAAACATTTATAAAGATACATTACAATTACCAGATAGTTTAGGAATTGTATCTTTAATTGATACTATTACTCAAAACAAAATATTGGGTAGAACTTTTAATGCAAGTGTTAAACAAAGAACTATTAAAGAAACAACAATTGTAAAAGAATTACCAAAAACTAAATTATTTTATGGTTTTGAAGGTGGATTTAACAAAGCAGATGTAGTATCTCATTTAGGATTTGGTGTTTTAGTTAATACAAAAAAAGATAAGATGTTCCATTTAGGATTGGGAGTTGCAAATAGAACAACCGATGGTACAAGTGGAGCATTATCACCTTACATTGGTGGTGGTGTATATTGGAAATTGAAACTTAAAAAATAATGGGAGTTCAAGGGCAACCTAAGAAAACATTAAAAGAAATAATAGCTGAAGAATATCGTAAATGTGCATTAGACCCCATTTACTTTATGAAGAAGTATTGTGTAATTCAGCACCCGGTGAGAGGAAAAATTCCCTTTCACCTTTATTCTTTCCAGGAAGATTGTTTAACAGACTTCAAAGATAATCGTTTTAACATTATTCTTAAATCACGTCAGTTGGGTCTATCGACCTTATCTGCAGGGTTTATTTTATGGAAGATGTTATTCAACCAAGACTTTAATGCATTGGTAATCGCAACGAAAGTGACTGTAGCGAAGAATCTGGTAGAGAAGGTAAGAGTTATGCACGACTTACTTCCTGTTTGGTTAAGAGATGGTGGTAGTAGTTCGGTAGAAGATAATAAACTTTCCCTTAAATTAAAAAACGGTTCACAAGTAAAAGCAATCGCAAGTTCTCCAGATGCAGGCCGTTCGGAAGCCCTATCCCTATTAGTTGTGGATGAAGCAGCATTCATTAGAGATATTGATGAAATTTGGTTATCAGCACAATCTACATTATCAACAGGTGGTAACGCAATCGTATTATCTACTCCAAATGGTGTGGGTAATTGGTTTCATAAAATGTGGGTAGATGGTGAAAGTGGCCAAAATGGATTTAATAATATAAATTTACATTGGACAAAGCATCCAGAAAGAAATCAACAATGGAGAGACGAACAAACTCGTATCTTAGGAGTCAAAGGAGCAGCACAGGAATGTGATTGTGACTTTGTTGGTTCAGGAGATACAGTATTTGAAACCGCATTATTAACTTGGTATAAAGACACATATGTAATGGAGCCCGTTGAAAAAAGAGGTTTTGATGGAAACCTTTGGGTATGGGAACATCCAAATTATAATAGAGCATATATGGTTGTGGCGGATGTCGCACGTGGAGATGGTGCTGACTATTCAACTGCACAAGTTATAGACATTGAAGATAGTTCACAAGTTGCAGAATATAGAGGTAAAATTGATACAAAAGATTTTGGAAACTTCTTAACAGCATTGGCAACCGAATATAATAATGCACTTTTAGTAGTGGAGAATTCAAATGTAGGTTGGGCATGTATTCAACAAATTATCAATAGAGCATATCAAAATTTATTCTATATGAGTAATGATTTGAAATATATTGATACCGAAAGACAAATGTCAAACAAATATTATAGAGATGAAAGACAAATGGTTGCAGGATTTTCAACAACAACAAAAACTCGTCCACTTATAATTTCAGCATTAGACACTTATATGAATGATAAAGATATTTTAATTCGTTCAAGCAGATTAATAGATGAAATGTTTACATTCATTTGGAATAATGGTAGAGCAGAAGCAATGAAAGGATATAATGATGACCTTATTATGGCATTGGGTATTGGACTTTGGGTTCGTAATACCGCATTAAGATTAAAACAAGAAGGAATAGATTTGACAAAAAATATGTTAAATGCAACAACTATAAATTCTAATACAGGTGTTTATTCCTCAAATTGGCAAAATCAAAAAAATCCATATGAAATGGATTTAGGTAAGGGTCAAACTGAAAACCTAACTTGGTTATTAAAGTAATTTTTATATATTTATATGTTGAAACTATTGTAAATGAATGAAGATTTAAATAAGTGGTTTAAAGAAAAATGGGTAAACATCGGAAAAAAAGTCGATGGTAAACATCCACCATGTGGAACCTCAGGAGAAAAGAAAGGTTATGCTAAATGTGTTCCCGCAGCAAAAGCAGCCGGAATGAGTAAAAAAGAAAAAGAAAGTGCAACTCAAAGAAAAAGAGCTGCACAAAATAAAGCAGGTAGAGGTGGTAAAGATAGTGCAGGACAAGGTAAAAAACCAATATATGTTTCAACAAAACCAAAAAATGAAAGTATGAACATAGAAGAAAAACTAAATTTATTTTTAGAAAAGAATTGCCCAACTGACCCGGCTAAGTGGTCTGCATCTAAATCTGCAGCTAAGTCTAAATTTGATGTATACCCATCGGCATACGCAAATGGCTGGGCAGCAAAAAATTACAAAGGTAAAGGTGGTGGTTGGAAAAAATGTAATGAGGGTGAATCTAATGCATTATGTGAGTGTTGGGATGGATATAAAGAAGTTGGTGGTAAAATGAAAAATGGTAAAATGGTACCAAATTGTGTACCTGTAAAAGAAGATATCAATAGTGATGATGATGTAAATTATGGTAAAATAGAACCAGAGGAATACGATGTAGACAATTATGACGATTTTAAAGACTTTATTAAATTTATAAGAGAATATAATACAGAACTATCTGAGGCAACATGTGAGTGTATGACTGAAGCGGAATATCAAGGTAGAAATGTTCCTTTAGGAAAACCAATGAGAGGTGATGTTAAGAAGTTTAAAGTGTATGTAAAGAATCCAGCAGGTAATGTTGTTAAAGTAAACTTTGGACATGGTGGAACATCGGCAGCTGCAAAGGGTGAGAAAACAATGAAAATTAGAAAATCAAATCCAAAAGCAAGAAAATCATTTAGAGCAAGACATAATTGTGCAAATCCAGGACCAAGAACTAAAGCAAGATATTGGAGTTGTAGAAAGTGGTAATATTTGGAAAAACCAAAAATTTTCCGTATATTTAAAAAAATAGAATTATATAAAGATGGCAGAAAAAACAATATTTAGCAGGTTACAGAAATTATTTTCAACAAATACCATTGTCCGTAAAACGGAGAGAGGTATTAAAGTCATTGATACCGATGAGTATCAAAATATGACTACGAATCTAGTAGACAGATTTATGAAGTTGAAAGTTAGTAACTATGCATCGGGTGCAGTAGAATCATCAATGGCATATCAACAAGTTAGAATTGACTTATTTAGAGATTACGATTCAATGGATAGTGACCCAATTTTATCTGCAGCACTAAATGTATATGCGGACGAATGTACGGCTAGAAATGAATTTGGAAATGTATTAAAAATTCATCATGAAGATGCGGAAATTAAACAAATATTAGAAAATCTATTTTACGATATTCTTAATGTTGAATTTAATTTATGGCCATGGGCAAGAAATTTGGTTAAGTATGGTGATTTTTATTTACAATTGGAAATGGCAGAAAATTTAGGAATTGTAAATGTATTACCTCTCTCTACATATGAAATGAGTAGAGTTGAAGGATTTGACGCTATAAATCCACAAAGAGTTAAATTTATATACGCACCTTATCAAAATCCATATTCAGGAGTATCATCTACACCTAAAAAAGAATATGAGAATTATGAAATAGCACACTTTAGATTAAATGGTGATTCAAATTTCTTACCTTACGGAAAATCTATGATTGAAGGTGGTAGAAGAGTTTGGAAACAATTACAATTGATGGAAGATGCAATGTTAATTCATAGAGTAATGAGAGCTCCTGAAAAGAGAATCTTTAAAGTAGATGTTGGTAATATTCCACCAAACGAAGTGGATAACTACATGCAAAAAATTATCAACTCATCTAAAAAAGTTCCATTTGTTGACGAAAGAACTGGTGAGTATAACTTAAAATATAATATGCAAAATTTGGTTGAAGATTATTACATGCCAGTTCGTGGTAGTGATAATGGAACTTCAATTGATACTTTAAAAGGTTTGGAATATAATATGATTGATGATATCAACTACTTAAAAAATAAGTTGATGGCAGCTTTACAAATTCCAAAAGCATATTTAGGATATGAAGAAGATACGAATGGTAAAGCAACACTTGCAGCAATGGATGTTAGATTTGCAAAAACAATTGAAAGAATCCAAAGAGTGATGGTATCGGAATTGACAAAGATAGCAATCGTTCACTTATATGCACAAGGTATAGATGATGATAGATTGACAAACTTTACATTAGAGTTAACAAT